TACAGAAGACACTGACAGGATGTTCTACCAGATAGAAGACAAAGAAGATTGATTTCTACCACATAAGAATATAAAATAGATGGCTATGAATATAGAGGTAGCCAGGAATGAATTACTATTTCACAGCGGTATTAATAATATTATTATGTCTGATGGCTCTTTTTATGGAACCAGGATATATACCTAGATGAGTAAGAAACCATTAAACATATCCGAAGAAGCGGCAGTGCAAATGCCGATGAAGACGGTTGCTAGTTTAATAATTATCGTGGCACTCGGCACTATGGGCTATTTTCAAATCATAGAACGTCTTAACGTTGCAGACACTCGTATACAGATAATGGAAAAAGATCTTGAAGAGAATACAGAGTTTAGAATTAAATGGCCACGAGGACAACTAGGATCACTGCCCGCCGATTCTGAGCAGTACATGATGATCGAGGATCTTTATAAAACCACGGACAAGTTAAATGCACACATAGAAAATATGGCATTGAACAAAGTAAATATAGAATTTTTAAGAAAACAAATGGATAAAGTTTTAGAAGATATAGAAAAATTAAAAGATGCTAATCGTGAGATTGGTTACAAGAACGGAAGTTACGCACAATGATAGAGTCTGTGGTAGCCCTACTTATGTTTGTAAACGCTGAAATTAAAGAGGCACGTATTCAAGACTCGATGGGAATGTGCCTTAATGGCAAGCGTAAAGCGGAGAGACAATATTCAGAATCTGTAACCTACAAATGCTGGAAGGGTTCTGCAGAGTTAGAGGACAATATTGACGGTAGTAAGAGTATTAAGAAATTGATAATAGATTAATATGAAACCTTTTAGATTTAATGCGGAAATTGTTACAGGTAAATGTCCAACGTGTAATGAGCTAACTATGTTAGTTGGCCTTACAAAAGAGTATTTTAGATGTATGACCTGCGGAGCTGATCTTGAACAACATGTTAATGGCAAGATAAGTTATATACCAGCTCTCACAAAAGATACACTACAAACAGATTTGGATAGTTACTTTGGCAAAGATTAAAGGATTTCTAAACAAGGTCGCACACGAACCTGTGTTTCACAAAACGAGTATTGGACGTAAGCCTAGTCTTACAAAAATGAATAAATCACGCCGGCGTAGTTTTAAAAAATACCGGGGCCAGGGAAAGGCAAGATAATGGAAGTAGCTTTAATATTATATATGTGTTCAGCAATACAACAAACTTGTTTAGATCCATACGTATGGCCTGATAGATTTTATGATAAGTATGGTTGTATGATTGAAGGCTACAGAGAAAGTGAAAAAAAGATGACCGAAATAGGGCGAAAAGATGTCAACACACATGACATATACATTAAATTTGAGTGTCACGAATATCGAATAATATTACCACAACCTAAACCTAAACCAGAAACTCAATCAAAAGTTGTAACATAAGTGTCTGTCCGTCCCAAGAAAGGGACGAACAAACAAAAGGTGTGAGAAGAGACTTTTCTTTTATCTTAAAAAAATAATACTTGCAATACCTGTTTTTTAGTATATATTCCCATATGTGAGAACGATAACAAACAAGACCAGTCAGAAAGCGTCCTTCCTGTACGTCATAGGGAACACTGAGGGCTGGTCACTAAAAGAAAGGAAATATGTTTAAAACATTAATAAAAGAGTTAAAAAGACATAATGATTTAAAAGAGAAAGAACTAGATCTTAAAATCTTAAGTCTTTGGGATTATGAACAAAAATGGGGTGTGTATCCGGTACAACCGGTTACAACACAGGCACCGCAGGTAGTGGTTGCACCAACTTATGAACAGGTATCTACTTCTGCTCAACACCCATCGGGAGGTTGGAGATGAGATATACATACAAAGTAAGAGAGTTAATAGAAGGGTTAGAAGACTTTACCGAGGTTGGTGAAGAAACACAAATGGAAGCTATGTCTCTTAAAAAACTACAACGTAAACTTGATCCTAAAAAGAAATATCATATAGAATACAGGAACAAGAAAAACAATTATATATCTAAAACAATAGAAGGGAGAGACAATGGCTGATCCAGCTAAATATAAATCTCTCTCAGTTCCACGCGAGGACTGGGAAACGCTTGGCCAACTGGCTAGTAAAACTAATAGGACTAGATCTAAAATGATCGGTCGTTTAATCAGATTTTTTCTAGATAACAAAGGTGCAAAAGCAAATGGGAAAAGTAGTAAAAATAGCTAAACACGCATGTATATGCCCGGTATGTCATGGCAACGGATATATTCGTATTGCTACCGGGGACACATCAAAAGATTTTAGAAAAAACAGTAAAGTTGCACAATGTGAACAATGTAATTCTTCTGGTGAATTAGAAATACAAGAACCTACAATAGAATTTTTAGAATCGTTTGGTTCGAAGAGGTTACAATGATTAAAAATTTTTTAGCAAAAATATTAAGAACGCCAAAATATAAACAAAGAAAGATAGAGTCAAAGAAAAGATATAAGAGAAAGAAGAGAGTAAACGGATACTACATCGATTACGATGGTAAAGAACGGGTGCTCTATGACGATAACTGTTGAACACGCAGCTTATATTGCTGGACTCTTTGATGGTGAAGGAAGTATTTATTATGCGAGAAGACAAGAAAAGAAAAAGAAACATAAAGGACCTGGGTTTAGATATTCAAACTCAATCCGAATTAGTATGGAAGTAACAATGACAGATCAATCTGTAATACATTGGATACATAAAATTTTAGGAGTGGGAACCGTGGTTAAAAAACCTAGAAAAGGTTTACGTAAAGATGGCACAAAATATTTAATGCAATGGAAATGGCGTTGCACTTTTAGAGACGCGTTCTACGTGTGTTGTATTCTGTGGCCTCACGCCCATACTAAACTACCCAAAATCCAACAAGTAATAGATCACTATGATGGGGTAGTAATGAATGACAAAGTAGTCGATCTATTAGAATATAAAAGGATGATGAACTTAGAATGAATAAATATATAGAAAAATTTAAAGTTTGGTCTTTGTATTATAGACAAGAGATTGTTTTATTCTTGGCCGGCTTTATTATTGGAGCGATAATATTTTGACCGCTGCGTATGGAATAGGAATGTTTGGTTATAATATGATCTGTCTGATGATAGGTTTAATTATAATATATTACGTCATAAGGAATATAAAATGAGAGACATAGGATACATTGTAATCTATGCGTTAGTTATATTATGGCTAACAGGCTGCAGCGCGAAGTTTGATAGCTTTGATCCAACAACTACGACTTTAAGATGGATAATAACTCATGAAAAAAAATAATAGTTTTAGATACCCAAAGACTCAACGTGAAAAGGTTAATGGCCTTCGACACTATGTGTTTGAAAAAGAGAAGCTCCCATCGGTGACTACTATCCTGGACCAGACACAGCCAGCCGAGAAGCGCGAATCGTTACAAAGGTGGCGTGAACGAGTAGGCGAGGCTGAAGCAACGCGGATCGTGGATAAATCACAAACACGTGGGACTGCCATGCACAAGATTCTTGAGAAATATATTTTAGGCCAAGGTTATCTCGATGAGACTGAGGTAGGTAAACAAGCCCACAATATGGCCATACAAGTTATTCAAAACGGATTGTCAAATGTTACAGAATACTACGGCACAGAATGCACGTTATTTTACCCTGGTTTATTTGCAGGGCAAACAGATTTAGTAGGTGTTCACAAAGGACAGGACGCTATTATAGATTTTAAACAAACCAATAAACCTAAAAAAGAAGAATGGATTGGTGACTACAAACTTCAACTGGCAGCTTATGCCATGGCTCACAACATATTATTTAAAACATCTATATGCAAAGGTGTGGTTATGATGTGTAGTGCAGACAATTTTTATCAAGAGTTCGTTGTTGAAGGCGAACAATTTCAACAATATATGTTTGAATTTTTAAGGAGGGTAGATGAGTACTATAAGGGAAGATCAAAGAAGACTGGATAACATAGCTAGAATGTACCACAAAACTAGTGGTGACATGAAAGAGATATGGAGAAAAAAATGGTACGAATTAGTAAAAATAATAGGAAGGAAATTAGATGAGTCTAAGATTGAGAGATTTACAACAAATTCTAGACAAGTTCACTAACGGCAACAAAGGCACTGCCATATCTGATTGTTTTATTTACCTAGAAACAGATAATGGGCAACTTGCTGAAGTAGGAAGAATAGAACTACAGGAAAGTAGATTAATAGGTAAAGTAAATAGCTCTGCCGCCTGGCGTGTAGTTTTAAAACAAGACAAAAAATTTATTAGTTTACAATCCACAACATACAAACAATGAACATAGATTTAGTAGAATATCCTGATGTATTTTTAAGAAACATAAGTAAAGAGGTTACGTTTCCACTAGATGATAAAACAAAAAGATTAATTAAATGGATGGCAAAAGCTATGTATCAAAATTTAGGTATTGGTTTGGCTGCAATACAGATTGGATATGAACTTCGTATTTTTATTATGGATTGCACAAGGGCACAAAATAATTACCAAGTGTTTATTAATCCTAAAATTATTAAAACAAGTGATGAGATGTTGACTGACTATGAAGGTTGTTTATCTGCACCAGGTAAACAAGGTGAGGTAAAAAGATATCTCAGAATTACTATAAACTACAAAAATGAGGAAGGAGAGGAGCATACTAAAACATTTTACAATTTAGAGGCCAGATGTATTCAACATGAGCTGGACCATCTAGATGGTAAATTATGCATAGATTATGAAAAAGGTGAGTATAGTCGGGACAAACATAAGTCCCAAACAATGGTCGAATCTGATTTTAGAGCTAAATTTGATACGTAAGCAGTGGGCACCATATGCTAAGTTTGAGATACAGGGGTCTGGAGTCCGAAAAATCATTAAAAATGGCACAAATGTGTTCAAATTATCACAGAAATAAGGTAGATGTGCCAAGGTATAGTGAAATATTTGAGCAAATTTTTTTTTCAGTGATAAGAAAAAACTCGTGGCACACGTGGCACAGGGTAAAATTGAGCTATTATCGTTGGTATTACTGGCTAAATGGTGTGCCAAGGGTGTTGGCACAGCCTGGCACAGTATCCTACTCGGCGTGCGCGACCCTTTTTGTTTTTATGAAAACTTTTTTGCCCAAAAATTCTACTTATAGTATAAGATCTCATGCCTAGACAACCCAAGAAATCAAAGTACAAATCAGTCGTTATCAAAAAGAAACGATACTATTTTTACGAGATCCTGTGGGAAGATATCACGGCGGACGGGGGCCATGCGACGGCTTTTGAATTTATGGGATTCTTACCCAGTAGAATGATAACGAGAGCGTATGTATTTGAAAAAGATAAAAAGTATGTAAGAACCTTTGCATCTTACGAAGTTAATGAAGAGTTATTTTCTGATAGAAATGTCTTTCCAAGATCATGTATAATAAAAATGGAGAAAATAAGTGAAAAATAAAACCTTGACTAAGAATATGCCTAACGTAAAATGGAATGCGATACCACCATTGAAGGGACCTAATCCACAAGGTATTGTAAGGAGTAAAAATGAAAGAGTTTTTAAGACTAACAAAAAGCCACGGAGACAGACTATATAATTTAATTAATGGTAGATTAAACAAACACCAAGGTGTTATTCTTCTGTTGATTCTTCTTGTTCTGATTCTGGGCTAACATTCTTCATGTTATTGACGTATTTGTTCTCCATGTAATCTTGGAGTTCTTCTTTTGTCATCTCATTAAGTTTTTTAGTTGCATCAATGTGAACGTGCACGTTTTCTTTGTTGTAAAAACCATTTGCTTGGCCTCTTCTATATTCTGTATTGGAGGCCACAGCATAAGTTTGTGGTTGTTTCATAGATAGGTTTCTAATCTTACCCATCATGCCCATGTGTCTATTAAAATCAGTTGAGTGTTGGTCTATATTCTCTTGTCGTAGCTTTTCCATATATTGTGCTACTAAAGGATACTTCTTAGGATTCTTAAGGTCAGATGCATTCTGTCTTGGTCTATTCTTATAACCAGCCATAACTGCACATTCTGTTTGGCTAAACTCACCATCATTAAAAACCATTAATTCTGCGAATTTCATTTGCCTTTGTGTTAATGCAGGCTTTCTACCCATCTTTTTGCTTACTAAATCAGACATGCTCAAAGTATACTGATTGTTACGAAAAAAGTCAATTTTTGTACGATTATGTATCGATTTTAGTACGAGAATGTGTAAGAATAAGTACAGGTGTAAGATGAAAAAAGAGAGCAAATTTTGGCAGTTAGTTAAAAGAAAAACACCCCAAATTCAGTGGACTAGACTGGAGTCTTGGGCATCCTTTGGTGTGCCAGATCTGTTGGGATACAACGATAATTGTGGTTTCTTCCTGGTAGAGTTAAAGGTAGTTGAAGGTAACAAAGTTAAGTTCTCACCTCATCAAAAGCTATTCCACTTAACTAGGAAAAAGCGTAACTTTATTCTTGTTAACCAGCCTTCCCTTAAGCTGGTTAAATTATACGAGTCTAGCTCGATCCCCGGTTTGCTCGTAGACCACCGCGAAACACCTTCCCTCGCAATCAACGATTGGGACCACATTCAGCGCTTGTTGCTCGAGTCCTCATCGGATGCTTGATCGCTATCCGCTTGCTCGCTCTCCTGCTTGTTAGCTTGCTCGCTCGCTCGCTTGTTCTCTTTCTCAATCTGCTTGCGAATCCGCTCGAGCTCCTTGTAGTATTTAGGATGATGCCAAATCATTAACTTTTTTTAGAGTCAAATTATATTCTTCCTCAGTTAAATAGGAATAAGATTCTAAAAAACGTTCCTTAGATAAATAAAAGAAATCTTTCATTTTTTCTTTATCGTCTGTAAAGTCTGTATAGTTTAGAATCATTCTAATGTGCCAAGTATGCTACGTTTTTAACTTTCTTATCCCAACACGCCCGGCAACTTTTACACTCATTGCCCTGCTTTGGAGCTGGGCAGGTTGCTTTGCTCGGATCAGTTACGACGGTGCTGGTATAATTCCAATTACCCGCCGCTTCCTGATCGACCATCGGCATAGAAAAGATTAATTTTAAATTTGCTGGCGCTCTGTCCTGCCATCTAGATGTCCAAGCTTCTCGAGTCGGGAGCCAGTGTTGAACGTCCGGCGTTCGTCTTGCAACTTCGAAAATTTTTGCTAAGTGTTTCAGGTCCTGGACGTCTCCGCTGTCATGCCATCTAAAATATTTTGTTTTTTTATTTGCGATTTGCATTGTCATCGCTTTGACCCATAGCGGGTGGCGTATTGCTTTTAATCTTTTATATTGCGCAGCTTGCACAACTTTAAAAACATAGCAGCCCTTTAAAGCATAACAGCCGTAACATGTTGAGCCCTTAATCTTTTGGAGCTTGCCCCCGGTCTTGCATTCTTTAGCCGGTAAACCATACGCGTGGCCCGGCATCTTGCTAGGCTTGCTTAAACTTCCTGTAATTTCTTTTGCTTTCTCAATTCTCATAATATCCCATATTAAACATTTTTAAAACTTTGTCAAGCTTGTGAGCTCGGGGCCCACCCTCCCCCCTGCTTGCGAGCTTGCGCTCGCGCCCAGGTGAAAAGATAAATGACCAGCGAGGCTGTCCGGAATTAGTACACCCTCTCGCTGATCCCAGGACATTGGATTGAGGCCGGCGTGCTTTGTTTTAATAACCGCGGTGACAGGCCTAACGCTATATCTAGCGCCAATGTCCAGGGATCAGGCCTACACTTCAAATGTAGGCCAATACCACTCGTCAAAATTTTCCTCTAACACCGGTCCGCAATCCATACAGCTATAACCATCTTCAGACCACCAATCCGGTTTGGTATCTTGCCCGCAAATCGGGCAAGACCAATTATCAAAATTAAATTTCAACTGAACCATTAATTAACTTTTCTGTTTCTTTATAAGGTTTAGTTGAATTAACTAAATTCACTTCTTGAAGATAAAACATTATTGTTTCATCTTCATTCAAAGCATTCAGATGAAATGTTTTACTCATTGCCTCTTCAAGACTAAACATTTTTGAGTATTTAACTTCATATTGAATTGGATTATGTTGCCATTTTTTCTCTTCAATAATGAAGTATTTTTTACTATCGTTTGACATATTATCTTTTCTCATTTCTCCAAGCTTTTTGCTTAGACTATAAACATAACATAAATTCCCATAATTAAAATGGTCAAAGTTGTCGCATCCATATCTTGTGTCAAGGAAATTATGGGACACTATGTCCAAAATGGGTTTTCCTTTGCTTGTGACCTCGGGGCCCACCCACCCAAAAGAATAAAAAAAAATAAAAAAAGATTTGACTTGTTTTATTTATTATGTTAGAAAATCCCATAACAGAAAGGATAACAAATGCCAAAAACAATGACCAAGTATCAGCTTGACCATTTTAAATCAAAGGTGCGAAGAAATTTCAATCCTTTAATTGAGGAACAGGAATTGCTGGTCAAACAATACAGGGCGGAAGCTACTGAAAAAATAGTAGGCAAGCTCGCTAAAAAAATGGGCGCGGATAAAATCTTAAATGAATTTAAGAAAGCGGAAGCCCAATTAAGAGCGGTACGAGATAAAGCTCGTACTTTTTTTAAAAAGAAAGCGGATCAAGACCAAGATAAGAAAAAAGATTTTAATTCTTATCGCTTTGATCGTGAAGAAAGTTTATCGCTGTCCGATTGCGAAGATCAATTAAAAGAGTGGGCGCGTGATCTGGTTGATCGTGAAATAAGAAGAAGACCAGAAGGTATGAAGCTCAAACAACTTGAGGACCTAAAAACAAAAGCAATAGATCAAGTTATGGAAAGCGGAACGCCAGAAGAATTAATAAAACAACTAGACCAAACAACTAAAAAGATTGGGATAGCTTGGGTTATTGATACTTCAAAAATAAAACAAATAGAGGCATAATAAACTTGACAATGTATGGGATATAACATAATATCCCATACATAAAAGAAAGGATAAATAATGATACATAAACTAAAAAACGGCATAACAGGTAGAATACTTTACAAAGCTAAAAAATATAACGAGTGGATAACAAGGACATTTGTTTGGAATGACAAATGTAAGGTGACTGATAATTACATTATTTACTTTGATACAAGTCCGAGTGTAAATAATTATCGTTGCGCGACTAGGCCTTGTCACATAATGATTAACGAACCGAGGAGGGTTGCTTGAATTAATACTTGACACAACATATAGGGTCTGAGAAAATCCCAGACCCTATGCAATAACTACATAGCTCGCTAACTCTGGGCCCACCCACCCGAGGGGTCCCAATACAATCCATAATTGTGCTTGCAAACCAGGGGCCCACCCACCCCTAGACAGAAAGGGGTCCCAACGACAGGACATATACAGTTTGTTTTAGTCT